GGCACTGCACTCAACCCACACATGACACTTCGCTTTGAAGGCGTTAACTTGAAGTCACACACATTCAACTGGTCGCTTTCTCCAGAGAGTGAAGAAGAAGCAGAGCAACTAAAGAACCTAATTAACTTTATTCGTCAACGCATGTTGCCAACTTACGCTGATCCAGATGGTCAGTCTTCACTGTCACGTACACTTTTAAATTATCCAAGCTTAGTAGATATTTATTTCACTGGTATTAATCAAGAGTACTTCTACTACTTCAAGCCTTGTATGATACAAAACTTCACAACAGACTATACACCAAATGGCGTTACGCTGAACAGAGGTGGTCGTCCTTCGTTCATCAATATGACAATGCAATTGAGCGAAGCAAGAATCCACACAGCGGCAGACGTTAACGTAGCAGGATAAGATATGCCAAAGTATTTCAGATATTTTCCAGAAGTAAAGCACAACGGCTTCATCGGTAAGAACATCACTCGCAGAGTTAGATTTACTGACACGATTGCGAATGACCCTTACATCTTTTTGCCTTACACTATCAAAGAAGGTGAGAAGGCAGAAGATATCGCTAACATATACTACGGAGATGTAAACAAAGTTTGGCTAGTCTGGATGAGCGCAAACGTTATCGATCCATATTTTGATTGGCCTATGATTCAATCAGACTTAGATGCATATATCATCGATAAGTACAGAGAAGAAGCCGAAGAGTATTATGGTCGTACTGCTACAGATCAAGAAGTTTTAAACTTCACGCAGAACGCAACGATCACAGAAAATGTTCATCATTACTATGACGTAGATGATGAAGACATTATTATCAGTACAGACACTTACGCAATAAATGCAAGTGATGCTCCGCTTGATCCAGACTTCACTGCGGCAAACTGGGTAGCACTAAGATACTACGACTATGAATTTAATATTAATGAAGATAAGCGACATATCACATTAGTTGATAAAAGATATGCCGAACAGATGCAAAAAGAATTGAAGAGTGTAATGAATGTCTGAGAATAATAAACCTGCTGGTACGTATCAGCTATTGCAATTTAAGTTAACAGCAATCTCTGGAGAAGGTTCTTCGGAGGGCGTTGACTTGCGCAATATTGTACACACATGGACGCTTAATGAATCAATCACAAGTGGTCACATTCGTGGAAGTGCAAAGGTTTATGATTCAAAGGGCGTGTTCTATAACTACCCGATTCTCGGTCAAGAAAGACTTGAGATTGTTTACAAAGACTTCAAAGGCGAAGAGCTAACAGAAGACATGTTTGTTTATTCTGTCACAGATGTAAGACCATCCAGTCGTAGCGATGACAATTCACTAGAGTATGTTTTACACTTTGTGTCTTGGGGTAAATTCTTCTCAGAACGTTTTTCAATCAAACGATGCTTTGCAGAAGGTGTTGGCGGCGCACGTAGATATCTACCTGTGTCCGATCAAGCAGAGATTTTGTTTAGAGACTATTATTACAAAGACGGTGAAGGCACACAAAAGCAAATTGAAATTCACCCAACTGATGGTGAATCAAAGCTAATCGTTACGAACATGTCACCTGAAGAGGGTATGCACCTTATGTCCAGAAATGGATATAGTTCAGAGTTCCCGTCAAACATGTTCAGGTTTTTTGAAGCACGTAACAAGTACTGGTTCGCAAACATCGAAGAGCTAGTGACGTTTGAAGATTCTGGTCAAACGTTTTTCTACTCATCTGGTATGGTTGATGACACGCCCGACGGTCAACTTCTAAAGATGCAACAAATTATGAACCTTGAGTTCGGCACTCAAGTAGATACGATTGGTATGCTTAAGCGTGGTGCATATTTTAGAAACGTAGAAGAGTTAGATTTTCAAACAAGAACTATTAATCGTTTTGAGTATAATCATCTGGACGAATTCAAAAACTTTACATATCCAGATGGATCAGACAACATAAAATTAAGACATACAGATGATATGATTAACGATCATCTTAACGACCCGACAACGACATATGTAATTAAGGACTATGCAGATGCTGATTTACCAAATGCTACTGCTATTAGACCTAGAACTTACTATGGAGAAATATATAATAACAAAGGTGCTTTATTAGAAAACTATGCGGCATCAAGATTAAAGATTCAAATCTATGGTACAAATGAAGTGTTTGCTGGTAGTGTGATTTCATTGGACTTGCCTATGATAAAGACGAACAATGAAGAAGACAATAGCCGTTCTGGTAAGTATCTCGTAGAAACAGTTGAAAACACTTTCTTTGAAAATACTTATACTCAGAATCTAACAGTTGTCAAGGGTGTTTTACGTGAGGAGAATAGATAATGTTTGGCGCAGGTAGAGGAATCGTTCCATATTGGTTCTTGGGTGTAGTCGTAGATAAAGACGATCCAACTAACAATGGTCGTGTGCGCATACGTGCGATTGGTGTTCATCCTGAAGACCCACAAGTACCTGTTGTGCTTGGAGATAAAGAAGAACTTGACTATGTTGAAGACAGTGACTTACCTTGGGCTTGGGTTATCAATGGTACATTTGGTAAGATGCAATGTGTTCCAGACGAAGGCGAATGGGTCTTTGGGTTCTTTGCAGACGGACGTGATGCACAGCACCCAATGATTTTAGGTTCTATCGCTGGTTCTAATACAGATGACTTTGGCTTTGGTACACAGCCTTCTGACGAAGCACCAGATCAAAGACCAGACAATACATTTGACAACACAAACAATCCAGGTTCTGATTCAATCACCCCGCCTGATCCAAATGCAGTTTCAACTGGCTACGAACAGTCTGGTCTAACTCAAGCACAAGTTGAAGATATGATTCGTGAAGAAGCGGCACTTCGTGGTATTAATCCTAATACAGCTATTGAAGTCGCTCGTTCAGAAGGTGTTTACGGTTATCAATCTACAGCACGTAGACCAGATGGTTCACGTGAACGTTCTTACGGACCATATCAGCTATTCGTTGATGGTGGCTTGGGTACAGAGTTCCAGCGTCAAACTGGCATAGATATTGCAAACGACAGATCGGCAGCAAGCATTCGTAGACAGATTCAGTTCTCGCTTGACTATGCGGCTTCAAACGGATGGGGTCCAAACAACACTTGGTATGGCGCAGGTCGTGTCGGCATCACAAACCGTGAAGGTCTTGCAGGCGCAAGCCCAGTGAATAACTGGAGAGAGGGACAAGTATAATGCCAAGAATTAGTAAAGACTATATAGACAATTTTGGCAATGCACCACTCTCGCCATACATGAGCGGTGAGCAAGGTAGTAGAACTGCCGCACTTGCTCAAGGCGCAGGACACAATACTCAGATTACTGGTGTTGGTGATCAAGCTTGGGATGAGCCTGGTATTCACGCACCAGAGCGTAGCATGAACACTGTTGTGTTTCAATCAAAGAATGGCGGTAATACAGTTGTCGTTAATGACGAAGGCTCAGGTGGCGATGGGTATATTCTTATCACGCATAAAAGCGGCTCGGCTGTCCAGATAGATGAGCATGGAACTGTGTTCATCAAAAGTTTTGGTGATACACACAATAACACAGAAGGCATTCATTATCAACACTCAAAAGGCGATACCAATATGAACGTTGGTGGCTCGTGGAATGTTCGTGTAGATAGAGGTGCGCACAATGTTTTTGTACGTGGTGATGTAAACATCGAATGCGAAAACTACAACGTGACTGCACGTGGTAAAGTTCGTTTCAATGCTGGTGAAGCTATAGAACTGCGTGGTTCAAAATTCAGCATGGAAGCACACACAGATAACTTTGATTTGATTGCAAAGAACTTGAAGATCAATACAACCGAGTCAATGTCAATTATTTCTAGAGGCGATATCTTCTTTGCAACTGAGACAGAACTGAACATTAAGAGTAAAGGTACTATGTTCGTTGAAAGCGAAGTTGACATGAACTTGTTGACCGCAGAGAATCTGTTTATTCAATCAGGCACTAATTCAAATGTGACTGTTGGTGAAAACTTACAGATAAGTGTTGAATCAAATACTGATTATAATGTTGATGGGTCTTATCGTTCAAACGTTGGCGGTGCATTCGATATCAACGCTGGTTCAAACTCTTACTTTGAAGCACCAAAAGTCTATCTTGCAAGCGGAGCAGGTAGTGCAACATCTGCAGTTGCGGCTGATGAAGCCACAGCGGCAAGCGACGGTGTTCTTGCTTCTGTTGCTGAGATGCCAGATCCACCTGCACGTGGTCCTGCAGAAACTGGAGACACAAATGCTGTTGCGCCTAGACCTAGTATTCTTTCAACAAACTCACTTGATGACGTGGACGATTAAAGATGACTTGTAAACCAACCACAATTGCACAGAAGTATACTGATGGCATTCTCGCAAATGGTTCTAATAGTATTGACGCTATTCGAACTGCGGAGGTGTTAGTTTCTGCGCAACAAAATCCAGTTAATCTATATGACAAGACGCAACTTGTTGGTATCACAGATACGTTAAGAAAAGCACTGTCGAGATCAGACTTAAGCGACTTTCCTTATCTTGATAGTAGATTGCAACAAGCACCTTTGATATTTACAGAAGTTGCTGACTTTATGAATCAGTCTGGCTTTGAACCGAATACGTTTGAAGAAATGCTAAACGACTATGTGAATACTACTGCGATATATCCTCTTGCTGACCCAACTAATATTCCACCATCTGTATTTACAGACGGCTTTACGAATTGCTGTAATCAGTTAGAGTTGTATTATGCAGGCAACTTTGCTAATAGCATTAGTGGTGGTTTCTGTTCTGCCTTTGGTAATCCATTTGGTCAGTTACAAAAAGCACTTGCTCTTTTAGAAATTGGTAAGGGTCTTTTAGCACAGTTACAGAGTTTTGATCCAGCGGCTCTTCTAAAGTCGTTAATCGAAAAGCTGAAGATTGATGCATTAAAAGATAAACTTGCAGAGATTGTAGACGGTCTTAAAGACACTTTACTTGAACAAGTAAATGCTGTAATTAATCAAGTCAAACAGTTTGCGCAAGACGTTAAGAACAAAGTGATGAATGCCGTAAAGAACGTGCAAGCATTCTTGCAAGACTTCAGCATGGACAAGCTTAAGGACAAGATCAAAGAGTTTGTTGATGACACTATGAATCAGTTTGAAGAGTTGACTCCTGAAGCGATTGCTTTGATGCTTTTCCGTTTCTGTCAGTTTGGTGAACTAATTCAAAGTTTCTTGAAAAGTCCAGTTGACGCACTTAAAGGCTTTGCGGCATCATTTGCTGCCGAAGCGGCTATCCTTGACAATATGGCACAGCGTGAAGCAGTTCGTGTTGCGGCTCATGGTGGCGTGAGACTTGCTGATCCAGTTATCAGAAGAACAAGAGAAAGGCTGAGAGATGCGGCATCACCAAGAAGAGAAGATGATGCAAGCACAGCACCTGGAGATGTTCCACCACCGCCGTCTAGCTACGTTGCGTCAACAGAGTTGACAGACGAAGAGAATGATTTGTTAACTAATATGAGTGATGCTGGTGTACCAGGTTATCTTACGTTCAATGCTGGTGTGACTGAAATGCACATAAGAAGAGGTCGTCTAACTGACTGTGGACCTGGAGATGGTTGGCGCAGAGTAAGACAAGACACTTGGGTTCGTATTATGATTGTTGCACGTAGAATGGGCATCACACTTAATATCAACTCAGCATATCGTTCACCACAGTACAACGCAAAACTCAGAGGTGCGGCAAGACGCTCACTTCACATGTCCGGTCAAGCGTTAGATGTAAATGTTGCGAATATGTCGGATGAACAGATTCGTTGTTTCATTCGTGTCTGTAGTCAAGAAGGCTTTAACGCTATTCAATACTATCAAGGCGAAAACTTTATTCACGTTGACACTGGAGCGAGAAGAACTTGGAGATCAGGTGGTCGATTCCAATCTTGGATTCTTGCGCACATGCGTGATGAGTTTAGAAGTGGCAGAACTGATCCACCAAGAGATAACCCACATCCAGACTCAGAGACAGAACTTGCAGAAAGAGATTTACCTGAGTTAGGTCCAAACGAAAGACAAGTTTCAGTAGTCACTGATCCCAATACTGGTGAGATAACCGAAAGAATTATTGAAAGAACTGGCACTGATGCTGATGGATTCAATTTCACTGAAACGGTTAGAGTCCCAGTCTAAAAGTCATAAATAAAACTAAAACAAGGTTGAACAATGGCAAGAGTAACACCACGCACAGTTAAGAAGGAGTTGTACGCAGACTTCTTTAAAGACTTAACAGAGAATCCTGTTAGTCTTGACTTAGCTCGCAAGACAAACGAAGAAGCAGTAAAGGAGTCGATTAAGAATCTTTTACTGACCGATAAGGGTGAGCGTCCATTTCAACCGAATCTTGGCTGTAATATTCGTCAGCTACTATTCGAACAGATCACACCAGACGTTGTTATCATGATTAGAGAGATGGTTTATGATACGTTAAGAGCGTATGAACCAAGAGCAACCATTATCGGCGTAGACGTAACATCGTCTATTGATGACAACGCAATAGATATTACAGTTGTGTTCAACGTCATAAATAGTGAAGAAGATATAACGTTGACTACAACACTAACTAGGGTAAAATAATGGCAGAAAATATTCCCTTTACAGAGCTAGACTTTGCTAATATAAAAGAGAATTTAAAGAACTATCTCAAAGGTCAAGACCGATTCAAGGACTATGACTTTGAGGGTTCGAACATGAATGTTCTCTTAGACTTGCTTGCTCAGAATACATTTCAAAACAACTTCTACAGAAACATGGCATTCTCAGAGATGTTTCTGGACACAGCACAGTTGCGAGAAAATGCGGCATCACACGCTAAAGAACTGAACTACCTGCCGGGTTCACGTCGAAGCTCTACAGCTAAGTTGAACTTTACGTTCACTAATGTTTATGATAACCCTAACTTCATTACCATTCCACGTGGCGCACGTTTCATTGCTCAGTGTGGTAATAGCGTATTCAATTACGTGACGAATGAATCTCACACAGTGTTTCCTTCGAATGGTGTTTACTCAGCCGCAAACATTCCAGTCTATGAAGGAAGAATCATTAAAGAATATTATACCGTAGATGGCTCAGGAAGTCAACAGTATATTATTAATAATACCGATGTAGATATTTCAAGTGTAAGAGTTTTTGTGCGTGATTCTATTTCTCAGGATTCAACCTCAAGAGAGCATACTTACTCTTCAGAAATTTTTGGCGTCGAAGCATTAGACAGAGTGTTCTATATTTCTTCGCACTTCGACAATCTTTACAAAGTAGAGTTTGGTCGTGATAGATTTGGTCGTGAACCAGAAGTTGGCAATGTAATTGAAATTGAATATCGTGTCACAAAGGGCGAAGAAGGTAATGGTGCAAGAAACTTTACTGCCGCTTCAAACATTAGTGGTTACCCAGTTTCAGTTACTAGCAACTCAACTTCAGCAAGAGGTTCAGAGCGTGAAAGCATTGAAGATATTCGCTTCTTTGCTCCTAAGTCTATTCAGGTGCAAGAACGTGCTGTTACAAAGTCAGACTATGAGATTCTGCTGAAACAAAGATTTCCGAATATTCAATCTCTTTCAGTTTATGGTGGTGACGAAGTTGATCCTCCTCAGTTTGGTAAAGTGATTATCTCAGTTGACGTTGAAGGTGCAGAGGGTGCCGGTGATAGTGAAATTATCGCATTCAAAGAATACATTCTATCGAAGACACCATTGACAATCGATCCTGTGTTCGTACCTGCTGAGTTTATGTACGTCAAGGTAGACGTTGTTGTTAACGTCAACAAAAAGGTTACAACTAAGTCAGACGCAGAGTTACGCAATATTGTAAGAAATACGATTCTACAATACAGCACCGATCAGCTATCAGACTTTGGCGATACACTAAGACAATCAAGACTATCGAATCTGATTGACACTTCAGACATTGCAATTGTAAGTACTGATATTTTAACACATCCGATTATTGAATACAAGCCTATTGTCAATAGAGCAAATAACCCAGCATTTAACTTTAACGCAGAGTTATATAAGCCTTATCCTTTTAATGCTTCAACTGGCTTCGATAATTATAGACCTGCTATCAGTTCTTCTACGTTCAGCATTAATAATACGTTAGTGTCTATGCAAGATGATGGTAACGGTAATATGATTGCGATTACTGCAAGTCAAACAAACAAGCAAATCTTTAAAAGAAAGATCGGCTCGGTTGATTACGATACTGGTCTTGTTAGATTGAGTAACTTTAGCGTAAGTAACTATGATGGCGATTCAATTAAAATCTACGCTGATTCAAGAGCAAAAGATGTTACTGCACCATTGAATCGAATTATTACAATTCGACCACAAGACATTTCAGTAACAATTAATGCGGTATAAAAAACATGGCACATCAGGCTAGATCACAAGTTAGAGAGAATATCTATACAGATATCCCGAATCAGTTTCCCGCAGTTTACAGGGAAGATGGGGAGCTGTTTGTCGAATTTGTAAAAGCCTATTATGAGTTTTTAGACACAAGACAAAATGATTTTCGTGAAGCATTCACTATTCGTGATGTTGATTCTACATATGAACGCTTCATTATCTATTTCAAAAGTAAATATCTGGATAACTTTCCACTAAAGTCAGAAACTGATATTCGCTTTGTTATTAAGCATATCACTGATTTATATCGTAGAAAGGGAACAGAAGAAGGCTTACGTCTTCTTTTTAGAATGTTCTTTAATCAAGAAATTGAAGTTGTATATCCAAGTAAGCATATATTAAAGCCATCTGATTCTAAGTATGGCTCAAACGTATATCTTGAAATGGAGCCTGTTCAAGATTATCGTGACTATCCCATTACACGTGGTGATAGAATCTACGGTGACTCAAGCAGAGCCGAAGCTTATGTTGATGAAGTTGTTTTCAAAAACTTCAGCGGTACAATCGTACCTATTGTCTATCTGTCAAACACAATTGGCACATTCACAATCAATGACGGTCTTCGTGTTACAGGCTCAAGATTAATTGACAATGAATATCAAGCAATAACAATTTAT